GTCGTGTGACACCACCACTCCGAAAACGGCCGGCCCACCTAAGATTTTAGCCGTTCCCGGTCACCCCTGGGTGCAAGGGAATAACGCTCCCCACAAACGGATCATCAGCAGCAACACCTTGATCAGAAGTGCTGCCGGGGCTGATGGCGTGCAACCCACTACACTCGGAGTGGCCAGAAAAAGGTCATGAGAAACAGCCCCGCACTTGCAAGGTAGACTCGAGCCCCGTCGTCCTGGCCCTTACGAAGCGAACAACGCATAGGCCGTAGGGTGACCCCAGACACGGCGACCTGACCCACGTTAGAGAGCCCACACCCGGCACGGGAGACCCCAAGCAGGACACGGGAGACACACTGTTCGTCAATCATACCCATGACCACCCCTCAGATGTGGGCGTCCCTGTAAGACTCATAGAGCCCTGGCTCAGCCTGCCACCAACGTGACGGGGGGGGCATCGACACTACACCCCCGGGGTGGCCGACAACCACCCTCTCCAGGTAGCCTTCCATAGCAACCTGTTCATCCGGAGAGATCCCAAAGGCTCTCTCAAAGCTGAGTCTCGCATCACTGCGAACAGGAACGACATCCTCCTCACCAGCCAACCAAGCACCGACCACAAAGTAGTCGGAAAGCGCCTCTGTAGGCACCTTCTTTTCCTCCGCCGTCTGCCTGAGGACCGAGAGGGCTGCCGCCTGGAGGACGGGCACACCCAGCGCGAGTGACAACTCGCACTGGGCAACCCCATGAACCCATCTACGCCCGAACCGTGGTTCTCTAAGCCAACGGTGGCTAGCATAGGCTCCAGACAACACAGACCAGGGCTCCCGCACCATTGTCCAGTGCCCAACCCACACTGGTGCAGAACGCCCAAATCTAATCCCCTCAAGGTATGACACCGGCTTTTCTAACGTCATCTCAAACCCACCTGCATTCAGCACATCCTGGTAAAAAGTCCCCAGAACCCTAACCGAGTCGGCCCGCTCTAGAAAGACCAGTGCATTATCGCCGTCCACTAAAATGTCGTAGCGGACGCCATAGCTAGATAGCACTCCAACACA